GTCGATGTTCGCCACCAGTCTCTGGTCGGTCGCCGCGATGTTGCGGACGTTGCCCGAACCCGAGGAGATGGTGGCGTTGACAAACTGACGCTTCGAGGCGGGAGCGAACCACAGTGAATCCGGCTCCGCACCGTTCTGGAACAGCGTCTGCGACAGCGACACGATATCTGCCGTCGTCACGCCTGCCGATGCCGAGCCGCTGATCGTGATGCCGAAGCCGCGGAAACCGAACGACAGCGGTGCCTGTGCGGCAGCACCCGTGTTGGTCGCCGTCGCTCCGGTCGAGAACATCACCGACTCGAAGTTGCGGGCGAGCACCTTGAACTCCTTCATGATCTGGTGCTCGTACATGTCCCGGATACCGGCCGGGTTGGCGTCACGCTCGCGGTCGGAGACCACGACGTCGCGCCGGAGGATGCTGCAGACGTTCCAGAGACGGGTCGGAGCGGTCAGCGCTGCACCGGTGCCCGCAGCATTGAAATCGTCGCCTTCCAGCACGCCTGCCGTCGACGTCGCCACCAGCGTATCGACCGTCCACGAGTGGACGACGTCCGTGCAGCGGGTCTTGGGGGCGCTGGAGAAGAAAGGGGTCTGGAACGAATCGAGGATGGTGACGAGGTCCGTCAGATCCTCGTGGTGGATACCGCCCAGGGTTGCCTGGCCGAAGAAGCCAGCTACCTGGGTAGTGATTGCGCCACTAGGTAGCGTCATTGGTCACTCCTTGACCGGCGAGCCCCTACTGCTGCAGGAACTCGTCCGAGATGACTCCCTTCAAGCGCGCTCTCGCGTAAGCCTGGGCATCCTGCGTCGTCCCCGTCTTCTGGAACCTTTCGAAGGCTTGCTGGACTGCCGCATCCTGCCCCGGCTCCCGCCGTCCGTCGCCCGACCGGGATGTCGGAATCCCCGCATCAGCACGCCCCGGGACTTGTCCCTGAACCTCGTCCCCGAGCGACTTACGCCGGTTTTCCGTGAACTTCAAGAAGGCGTATTCCATCGCCTGCACCGGGGCCGCCTCAAACATCTTCGGGTAAGAGGCTGACAACTCCGGGTCAGTGTTGATGAACTGCGCCACATCGGTCTCGAACTGGACGTAATCGGGGTGATTGGCGACGATCTGCCCACGAGCCTGGAGCCCATTGGAGATGGGCCGGAATGCTTCCGCGAACTCCGCCCTGACGACTTCCCGCAAGGCGTCCACCGGGACGCCGAACTCGGTCAGTCGATCTTCAGGGCGAGCCGAACGACGGTCCGGAACGGATTGACGAGGGGTCCCCTCGAGCCCGTTCTGGAGCATCTGCGACAGGAGCAGGTCTTTCTTCTGGTTCTCATCGAAAAGACGCTTGCCCTCGGCATCGCTCGCCTTCTTGGCAGCCACCAACGCCTCGACGGATGGGTAGCCCATCAGGTCGGGGTTCAGAGGCTGCTGAGGCGTCGGCTGTTCGTTTGGCTCTGGCATCTGTTGCCTTTCCTTGGCCCCTAGGGGTTCGCCCCGGGACTCCCTGCTGCGCCCTGCCGGTCGAGTTCGTCGAGACGGCGATTGTGTTCGTCCACCGACACTTCATTCGCCCAGATGGCGATCATCCACTCAGCTTCGCGGATCATCGCTCTCAGGACATCATCGTCGGTGTCGAACGCTTGCCCCGCCATGACCTTGGAGCGTTCTGCCCGGGTCAGGCATAGGGCCTTGATGGCATTCCGGCCTCGGTTCTCGAGCGCCGGACGAATCACATCATTCCATCCGGGACTCATCAGCACAAGTTTTACCTTGTCCAGTTGCTCCCCGGTCAACGGCATGTCACGAAAGTCCCGGCATCGGTGCCGCGTTCCCTGTCTGCATGAGACTCCCCAGCGTCTGGGGCGACAACTGCTCCAGAGGGCTCGAGACAGCCCCGGCCACCCCCATCGGCGACTGGCCGGTCTCCTGCGCCATCTGGTTCACCATCGGCACCTGTGAAACCAGAAGCTCGTTGACGTTCTTGAAGTCGAACAACTCGAACGCCTGCCTCGCAAAGTTCGCCCAGTTCACGAGTTGCATCATCGCAGGATTGGCCGACATCATCTGCAGCAAGGACACCAAGTTCTGCTGCCTGACCGTCTTGCCCATCATCTGCGACGCCCCAACAGCTCGAGCCCGGTAGTCGGGCACCAAGTCCTCGTAGTCGATCACCGCCTGCTCCGGTTCGTAGGGCAGGCCCGTCGTGGGATTCGTGGTCGCAAGGCTCCCCAGGATGCGGATCTCGTGCGGGAAGGACAGGTACTTCTTGTCCAGCTTGCGGAAGGCGTTGGCCAAGGGCTCGATGAAACCTTCCTCGGCAAGCCGGGTCTCCATGGCAAGCCTCGTCAGGGCGTTCTCCTGACGGCCCAAGAACCCGCGGGCTGTCTCTCGGCCCGGCCCCGCTACACCCCCTAGAAGGGCTTCAGTCTCACCTGTACCGAGCTGCATGAACTGGAATAACTGGGCGACTTCCGTGTACGCCGCCTGAAGTCCTCTCATATCAGGGGACAGGGGCCGGATGGTCGTCTCGTCGGCCGCCCCGTCCACCAACAAAATGCGTCCAGCCCGTGAGAACAGGTGCTGGGTATTGATGTTCACCCCTGAGTTGGCCACCCACATCGGGTCGATGAGCAGGTCCAGAGCGTCCAGCTTCTGGTTAGCCAGTCGGTTGGCCGTCTGCTGAGGCCCGAAAGCGACTTCCGTCTTCGCCACCCCGTCGAAGCTATAGGGATCCGGCATCGGAGCGTAGCTGGCGAACGGAAGCTCCGAGCCGAACGGGCTCTCCCGGTTCTTTAAGACCACCCGCTGGTTGCCGATGGCGATGCAGCGGAACCGGACCCCGTCCTGAGCGAACTCCTTGGGGACCAGCCCGTGCATCTCCCATATCTCCACCGGCTTGGCGAACCGCTCTGAGGCCCTGGCCTGGTAGTCGTACTCGTTCCGGTAGGTCACCCGGCGTCTGGCGTAGTCCTGAGCCAGAGTCGTGGACATCGGGGTCTGGCGGAGCTGCTGGACTGCGGCAGCGTCAAAATAGGGGTAGTCCGAGTTGGCGTCTTCAATCAGGTCGTCCAAATCAGCGTAGTAACGGTGGATGACCCACGCCATGTCCTTGATCTTGGTCCGCGCCGGCTGGGGCCAGAAATCAAGCCTGTCCACCGGCTCCCAGTCAGGGCCATCGAATACGGTAGCCATGCTCTCGCGGATGACCGGGACCTGAAGACCAGGGGCGACGTATTCCCGATTCCGGGTGCGCTCGAACCGCTTGACCTGCTTCCAGCCGTAGCGGCAGATGGCGGTCCCGGAGATATCCCCCTGAAGGAAGAAGTCGGCGGCCTTGACCACCGAGTCGCAGTCCTTCATCTGGGCCGAGACCAGAACCTCGTTCTTACGGGCTCGAGCTACGTCCTCGGGGGCGTAGCCCTCAAAGCCGACGATGGGCCATGAACCGAAGGAGGTCTGGACCTTCCTCGCCACGTCGGACTGGATCATGGCGAAAGTGAAGGGGATGTTGACGTTATTTCGGAACTGGGCGAGCCGTCCCTGCCACACCCCGCGATAGGCGTCGTACCACCTCTGGAGCCTTGAGTAGACCCCTTCGTAGTAGCGGTGGGACGCCTGCCGCCTCGCATCGACCAACTCCATGATGCGGGCGTTGGATACCCGGGCGGCGATGTCCGGGTTGGTAGCAGCCGACTTCGGTGTCGGAAAGCTCGCCATTCCTTGGGTTCTCCAGACGGAGTGAGGCTAGGGGGTCGCTACGCCAGCGTCAACAGGTTTGAGCCAGCGGTCCCGCCACTCAGGCCACGACTTACGCAGCCCCAGCTCAGAGTCGTTCAACTGGTTCTCGCCCAGGTTGGACCAGATGATCTTGGGCATGTTGTCGGCGATGGGGTCGTGGACCCGGATGGCCGGGACCTTCAAGAGCCCAGCCAATGCCACCGGACTCGAGCCCACCCCGATCATCGCCCGGGAGTCGGCGATCAGGTCAGCGAGTTTCAAGAAGTCGCCGTCGTCCACGAACTCGTGCCAACCGGGATAGGTCCGTCGACCCATCTCCCGGTCGCGGTCGTTCCCGACGAACACCACGTCATCGAACTCCTGCTCCAGCTCTGTGCGGATACCGGCGAGGAACTTCCAGAACTGGGGCGTCTGGCGATTGTGCGGGCACACCGACTGGCCGTGGAGGATCAGCCGGTTCTCCTTCTTCCCAGTCCCCGCCTTGATGGTCGGGGTGGATGAGAACAGTTCCTGGGAGACGTTGATGGGGACTTTCGCCGTCGCCAGCGTCTCCAGCGAGATCTGCCGCTGGGGGAACATGCGGAGACCAAGATGGAAGATGCTGTTGCCCTCGAACGCCGACGTCGGGAGGTCGAAGTGGAACGGCTGGCCACCGCAGTTCCAGTGCTCGATGCCTCCGATCAACTTGACCTTGGCGACATGCGGCTGCGCCTCAAACAGAGGCACCAGCGGCTTGCAGGTCTTCTCGTCCAGCCAAAGTTCGAAGTCGCCAACCTGCTTGCCATACCAGAACGCCACCGGCCATTCGAGAAGCGAGTCTCCGATCTTACCCGGCATGGTAAACACTGTGCTCACGGTTCCCTCCGAACGTAGATGTTGTCGTACTCATGCCTGCTAACCACGTCGTAGCCGGGAATCTGGATAACTTCCTCGGTCCATTCCTCAAGCACGATCACTTTCGGTTTCCAACGCTCGACGGTGAACCCTGCCATGACCTGCCGCTCCCAGTTCTCGACGTCCACGGTCAAGTAGTCCAGCTTCGGGAAACCCGCTTCATCCAGAACCCTGTCTAAGCGGCGAACCCTGACTTGGAACAGGTCCGCTCCATCGGCGGTCCCTTCCGGCATCAAGGCAGAAGAAGATGCGTGATTGTTGCCCTTGACCGACTTGAACGTGGCCAGTTCAGCGTCTTCCGCTGAGCAAGCCACTTCTCTCCACAACCTACGGTTCCTGCGACCCGCTTCAGCCAACAACGGGTTCGGCTCGACACACAAGACCGTCCACCCCTTCTGCTCGAAGAACATCGTGTTGCTGAAGAACAGCCCATCATTGGCACCGACATCACAAGCATGACCGACGTAGTCACCGAACACCTTGTCAACCGCAGCATCGACTCCGTTACTGGAGTGGTACTGGAACTTCACTGGCGGCCCTCTTGGCATTGAGACTGGCAATGAACTTCTTTCGCACTTCGGCGTACCACACCAGAAACACCAGAGCATCGTCTTTGATCGCTTCACGCTTGCTGGCCTCGTCGAACACGGGATGCTCGATGTGTAGTTGAGAGGCTTGCGAGTGAACGAAGTCCGTCGCCTCACCCAAGACCTGGATGATGGTGTCGAAGGTGTAGTGCTTGCAGAGCGGCCAAGCGAAGTGGCCAACCGTCGCTATCCACTCCCGCGACAGAGCCGGGAAGTTACAGACATCCCAGCCGTTGTGGTGTGCCGACACTACTCCCAACCGTCCGGGGAATCTCTCGAACTGCCGCTCCAGCCACACGTCCCAGCCCTTGGGACCAATGCTCACATCATCACCGGCAAGGATGTACGTGCTGTAGCTCGGGAACGCCTGAACCAGAGCATTCACAGACGCCACGAGACCGACTCTGGGACCGATGATGTATTGCGTTCCCTTGAGAGCATCCTTGTAGGAGTCCCACTCGTCTTCGTCGATGTAGGCGAGCACCTCGGCCGACTGAGCCGTGCGCTGGACATTGCCAATGAGCCGCTTCAGCCCCTCGGGCTTACCGCGGCTCGGACAGAGCACGCCGATCATCGGAGAATCCAGACATCATTCATGGCGTTCCTCGCCGTCTTCTTGTAGCCACGGGCTTCCAGATAGAGGTCGATGGGGCCGACCCTGTCCCAGCATTCGGTGACGATGACCTTCGGCCGCCAGCGCTCAAGAGTGCAGCCCTTCAAGACGTCCAGTTCCGTGCCCTCGGTGTCGATGCACAGGGCGTCCAGTTGCGGGAACTGCCACTTGGCCATGAGTGAGTCCACCGTCTCCAGACGGACCTCGAACTCCTGC